AATGACAATCTCCTTTGCTCACTAATTTGGAGACAAGAATCAAACCTATTCAACTTCTTTGCACGGTTGGAATCAGGGAAACTCACATCGCCCGAAACCATCCGCAGATGTCGGCAAAAGCTACAACGTGACAATCCACCTCTCCGTGGTGCGTTGTATGATCTACGACAAAATCGCCAACGAAAAGTGTTGAAAGAGTTGGGATATAATGTGTGATTGATTATATTTGTAGTGTTAACTGGGAGGTAAGAGATCCCGTATGTTAAAAGATTTTTGCCCTGTTGAATTAGTCGCACTCTTACTGCACTAATTTGATGGGGCTTTTTTTATGTCGAAAAACAAGAAATCGTTTCTACTCTATTGTGATTTAATTCACACGGTAGACCAACTCACGGATGAACAAGCTGGTGATTTGTTCAAACACATTCTACGTTATGTGAATGACCAAGAACCAATCACAAACAATGTAATCACTCGCATTGCTTTTGAACCTATCAAACAATCGTTGATGAGAGATTTGCAGAAATACAAATCCATCTGTGAGCGTAATTCTGATAATGCCAAGAAGCGATGGGATGCGACCGCATCCGAACCTATACGACCGCTTACCAAAAATGCCGATAGTGATAGTGATAGTGATAGTGATATTGAAATAGATAAAGAATACAAACTGGCGTTTGATTTGTGGTTGAAGTATAAGAAAGAGAAAAAACAGAAATACACAAAGACGGGGATTCAACAACTCATCAAATCGTCACAACAGAAATACACACCAAAACAATTCACGGAAGTCGTTGAACACTCCATCAGTCAAAACTACTCAGGACTATATGAACCGAAACAAGATCACAACAAAAAGGTCACAGAAGGACCAGTATTAAAAGTATTTAAACTATCAGATTATGAATAACGAACTCGAAGAATACATCATTGGTCAACTTTTATACTATGAACAGACCAGGGCATTGCTACCAAGAATTAAACCAGTTTGGTTTGAAACAAAACTCTATCAAAGGTTAATTGACTTTATGATGGACAGATACATCGCAAACGAACCAATTGACTATGTCTGTTTTGTTGGAAAGTTTGAAAGAACCGAAGTACAACATCTCGTGGCAGTAGGTCAGAATGTTTACTCTATGCCCAATCTTAGCCAATATCTACCAAAATTGGAACATAGATACCTACAAAAGAATTTCATTCAGCAAATCGCTTCTATTGATGTCACGATGGATTTGAAAGAACTGTTGACTTTTACTCAAACATTAATCGACAATACCAAGTTCACAACAATCAATGATCCATTGTCTATTCACACCGTTGTAGCTTCAACCGTTGATACAATAACCGAATCAATCAAGAGGGGTGACAAAATAACTGGTAAGCAAACAGGATGGCAAACACTTGATAGGGTGTTGGGTGGATGGAATCAGGGCGATTTGATTGTAATGGCAGCGAGACCGGGACAAGGTAAAACTGCACTGGCTTTGTCGTTGATGTATGAGTTTGGGAAATTGGGTGGAAAGGGTTTGTTTATTTCTCTTGAGATGTCATCAGAACAATTGGCAAAAAGGTATTTGTCTTTGATATGCGACATACCAAACTGGAAGATTCGCAACGCCACATTGAGAGAAAATGAAGTGATTTATATGTGCGATAGTGTGAACAATTCGGTGGTTGAATTCTTTGTTGATGACGATCCGAATTCCTCCATCAATCAAATCAAATCGAAGGCAAAGATTCACAAAGCAAAACACGGACTTGAACTTCTGATCATTGATTACATCCAGTTGATCAAAGGAACAAAGCAAAACAGAGAACAAGAGATCGCAGAGATAAGCCGTAACCTCAAATTGTTGGCAAAGGAATTGCAAATCACCGTCATTGTATTGGCTCAGCTTTCAAGGAAGTGTGAGGAGAGAGCGGACAAACGTCCGATGTTATCCGACATTAGAGAGAGCGGAAGCATTGAACAAGATGCGGACGTTGTGATGTTTCCTTTCAGACCTGATTACTACACCAAAGAACGTAATGAATCTGAGGATGCCGAATTGATAATCGCAAAGAACAGGCACGGAGAATGTTTCACAATTGAAACGACATTCATTGGAGCAAGGACAATGTATAAAGAAAGATCATGACAAAGAGATGGACTAAAGCCGAGACCGATGAGCTTGTAAAATTGTACCCCACAACATTGTCAAAAGATTTGGCAATTTATTTCGGGTGTAGTATCAAACGAATTTACAACCGTGCAAAAAGAATCGGATTGAACAAAGACCAGGATTGGTTGATGAGCTACTACAAAGAAAATTACAAAGGGTATGAACACACTCAATTCAAAAAAGGAATGAAGTCGTGGAACAAAGGAATGAAGGGTTTGCAAATCGGAGGGAAAGAAACCCAATTTAAAAAAGGGCAACCACCACACAACGCCAAACCAATTGGACATCGTTCATTCCGTGATGGATACCTGGTTGAAAGAGTTGAGAAAGGATTTCAGTTTGTTCACATCCTTTTGTGGAAACAACACAACGGAGAAGTTCCAAAGGGAATGTTTGTGGTATTCAAAGACCGAAACAAAAACAATATCACAATTGAGAATTTGGAAGTGATAGATCGTGTAGAGCATATGCGAAGGAATCACGTTCAAAATCTACCGAAAGAATTACTCGAAGTTGTACAAATCAAAAAATCATTAACAAGAAAAATAAACTCCTATGGCAAGAAACAAAATTAACGACCTACGTGATCACCTGTTTGAAACACTCGAACGATTAAAAGACGGTGACATTGACGTGGCAACTGCAAAAGCAATGGCAGATGTCGGACAAGTAATCATCAACTCAGCAAAGATTGAAATTGATTTCATTCGTGCAACTGGATCAACGAAGGATTCAGGGTTTATCAAGTTAGGCGATGGAAATGAAAAGTTAGTATGACAATCATTGATTACCGAAGAAGCAACCAGCTACGCACTAAGGCGAGGGTATTGCCAAACTACAAAGAATTCATTGAACTTGTTGAAAAAGATAAGAGGGTTCAATGCTATCACACTCTCCAAGATATGCTCTTAGATGCGTTCAAATGGGATCAAACACCACAAGGTCACGAGTACTGGCAATCCATCTATGATTCAATTCAAGTCAAAGACCATCCGCATTGCCCACAATGTAAGTGCATCGGACGTGTTTGGTTACTCAAGACCGTTAACAAGTACAGATGTCAAAAGTGCAAAATCAATTTCCTATGAACCAATTCCAAGAAACCCACAACCTAAAGCAAGAAATCAAGCGATTACGATTAATGATTTCACAGATAACCGTAACACACGACAAGGAGATTGCAAGGCTCAAACGTGAAATCCTGAAGCCAAAATGCGACATCAACAACATTGACGCACATTGGACAGATGCAATGAGGGTATGTTGTCAAGCCTACGACACAACACCTGATCTCGTCATCTCGCACAACCGAAGACAAGCCATCGCCTATTCACGTCATATGTTTTCCTATTTATGTCGCAAACATTTGAAGATGACATTCGCATCAATTGGCTATATACTACATAGAGACCATTCCAGCGTGATGAATGCGGTGAATGTCTTTGACAATTTGATAACTCACGACAGATTAACACGCCAACACTATGAGAAAGCCGTTCAACTATTGGGTGATTACTTGCACCAAAGGGATATCATCGAGCATCCATATCCTGTATGATGAAGAACAAGTTTTGAGATGTCAAAAAAAGTACGAAAAAGATGGTTATATTTGCATTATTGAAAAGAAAGATTGAAAAAAGCCGACATCATATTGGAACTATCCAAAGCTGATTGGCTGATTAAAGCAACCAGGAACATCGCCAAAGATCGAGAGTTGGCAAGGGAGTTGTATCAATTTTACTTTTTGACGTTACTTGAAAAACCCGATGAACAAATTGAAAAAATATATAGAGACGGATACATCCAGTTTTGGTCAATCCGTCTTTTATACCTTTGTATCAACGGCAACCGGCATCCCTTTGGTGAATCAAGAATATATGATCAATACGATGTGTACGAGCTTGACTTCGCTGAGGAAATTGACCTACTGGATGAACGTGAACACACCGAAGGAATTGAACTTGAACGAATCAACAAAATAAATGAAGTCACAGAATCCGCATATTTTTACGAAAGGGAGCTTTTCAAACTATGGTGTTCAGGAATGTCCGCACGGGCAATCCACAGAAAGACAGACATCTCCGTTCGTGAAGTGCTGAGAGTAATCAAACTAATGAAAGACAGATGCACACAGAAATAATTGGAATCGCTTGTTTAAGCATCATCATTGTAAACTTTGGCAAACCAGCCGACCTACTCAAACGCTATCTATATGGGAGCGATTACTCAAAATGGAAGCGAATGAAACCACTTGATTGTGCTTTTTGCCTGTCGTGGTGGTTGGGATTGTCCTTCTTTTTGTACACCTACGGTTGGGTGGGGATACTTTATGCATCCATCGCCACCGTGATTGTTGCACTATTGGAAACGAAGATATGAGTAGTGCTAAACAAAAGGCAAAGGAGATGGTTGATAAGTTCACCGTGGTTGGATTACAACAACGCAACGAGGGAATTCAATGTGCATTGATTGCCGTTGAATCAATCATTGATAACATCGAAAACAAAGAAACCCCAAACCTTAAAATGTGGTATTGGGAAGCCGTTAAAAAAGAAATTGAACTACTATGACTCCAAAAGACAAAGCCAATATGATATATCACAAGTTTATGCTTGTGAACGCAGAATCGGTTGAACTGGTAACGGGAGAATATGAGGTTCTATTCTCACTATCGGAAGACGATGCAAAGAAATGTGCAATCATTCACGTTGAGGAATTAATTGAATTCGCATCACCATACAAAAACGTCTATGATTCATACGAGGACTTCAGCCCAAAAGAGAAATGGACTGAAAAAGAATTTTACACCAAAGTACTTGAAGAACTTTACAAACTATGAGCAACATTGAATTCATACTATCACTCCAACCCCTTTACGATGTTTGGAAGAAAACACAAGTGTTCGCACCAACACCTGAGCAAGGGGCAATCCTGAACAACGTACACCGTGAAATCTTCGGACGTAATCTTCCAAACTGCTCAACGTGTGTGACCGAAGCATTGCACTCACTTTTGATATGGGCAAACCAGCAACAAGACGCACTCACCAAAGCACAACTTGCCGATGATGAGCAGAAGCCAAAGAGAAGAAGAAAGAATGAAAGCAATCATTGAATTCAACCTTGACGAAGAAAGAGCAGAGTTTGACTTTGCCGTCAATGGCTCAAAATACCATTCAGTTATTTGGGACTTAGACAACCACCTAAGAGGATTAACAAAATACCCACCGGATAATCAAAGCGAGGATACCTACAACGCATTGCAAGAGACAAGAGACAAACTGAGAGAATTGCTGAATGAGTACAATCTTGAGTTATGAAGAAACACACTATGGTATA